ACCGCAGTATTTGCACGTGTAGAAGCCTTCTTCCTTCTTAGGCTCTTCCGCCTTGACCTCGATCTCCTCGATCTTCGGCTCTTCCTTTACGATCTCTTCCGCCGGTTCTTCGGGCTTTTCTTCCTTTTTCTTTTCCTTGATCTTCTTCATCATCTCGCTGCTCATAGCACCATACAGGCTCAGCGCGTGCTCTTCGCACATAACGAACATCGGTCTGTTCGGTCTCGTGCCGACCTGATAAGATGCCATGCATCTGCATCCGGGAACGTCGCATCTGCTTCTGCGCAGATAGGGAATGATCTGCAGTTTCTCCATTAGAATCTCCTCCTCTTGTGTCTCGCCATATTGAACATCTTCTCCTTGTGCTTCTGCAAAGGAGTTCTCGTGTCAACGGGCTTTTCCTTGCTTTTGTCTGCGTGTCTTGAAATCAACATATAACCCACGCTGTCGTATGGGTTATCTATATCCGAAAGGTCTGCGACCTTTTCAGGGTCTCTGGGATCGTTTACGAGCTGAGGCAGGATGCTTATGAGATATTCGCACGTGCTGAATATCTGCAGTTTGGCATATATGTGCTCGCCTCCTTCGGGAAGTCTTTCCGTTATCGGCTTGAGGTATTCGTGCATCGTAGCCTTGCGGAGAACTCTGTCCGTGATAGCCGGGATGAAAGTCTCGTTCAATCCGCCTGCCTCATAGAAATCGATCAGGTTCTTGTTCTCCTTGTCCCTGTGCGAGCCGTGCCACGCATCGAGTCCCGCCACGATGTAGTCGAGTTTCTCCTTGCGCATCCGCTTCTCATCTTCGTCATAGTAGAAGAGCGAGTTGTTGAACTCCCTCGCCTGCTCGTCATACAGGAGCTGAGGCTCTTCCCTCCATCGGCTCATCTCGTAATAGACATATACGATGCCGTCGTCCGATATCGCCGCCTTGTACCACGCATACGGGTCATTGTATCCGTTGTCCACGCTCCCGATCCTGCGCCAATGCTTTGGTATCTTGAACGGCTCTACAACGTGGATGTCATACGAGAACTCAGGGAAGGAGACGTTGTCGCCAGCGAGCATCGCCTCCTCCTCTGTCCGGGGGTACTCTTGCTGAACCTTGTCGCCCATAGCCATGCTCGTCTTGCGATACCATTCCTCGTCACGGCTTGGGTCTGCGAAACAGTTCAGGAATATCTTGTGGAAGCCCTTGGCGTTCGCGTTTTTCCATACGCTTTCGAAAAAACTGCCCCGATAATTCGTGGACAGACCTACGAACTTACCGCTTTCGGGTCTGTTGATCGTAGGATAAGCCGCGTTGAAAATCTCGCTCGCCCACGGATGGAACGCCCACTCGTCGAAGAATACGATGTCGCCCGTCAAAGAACGACCCGAACCTTCCGTACAAGCCTGCGCCTTGATAGCCGCCACTTCCTTGCTCTCGTCTCCGTACCTGATCTCAATGGAAAGAGCGGTCTTTATCCAGTAAAGCCCGCTGTATTCCACGGTTGAGGAACGCTTCAGTTCCTTGTACTTCTCGTTGCTGATGATCAGCCATTCCGGAAGATGACGAAGCACGAAGTCGCATCGGTTTATCAGTTCCTTCGACTTCGTCTCCGTTTCCGACAGGATGAGAGCCGTATAACCGCCCCATTTGATGCATTGATGGATGATGTAGCATACGATGAGCCATGTGAAGCCTATCTGCCGTGCCTTGAGGATGACGTTCAGTTTGTTCTCCTCGATCTCACGCAGAGCGCGCTTCTGCTCCGGCCATAGCCGGAACTCCACGAACGGCTCGTTGGGGTTGTTCTTGTTCTCAATCTTGCAGTAGTTCTCGATGAAATATTCGGTTGTGCAATCGCTGATGATGTATCTGCGCTCTTCCTGCAATGCGGCGAAGATCGCAGCGTTCTCTTCGTTATTTGTCATTCGGCAAGTCTTTCCACCTTGTATTCCCCTTGCTTCTGATCCTGTAGTTGCCGAACATATCTTTTAAGGTGCTGTTCGGAACTACGCCTTTGCTCGCGATCCAGGGATTCATGTAGTATTGCGTCCTCTTACTGTTCTTCCCTTTGTACAGGATGTCCTTCGCTACGAGTCCGCTGATGGCGGAAGTGACCGTGGCTTTCGCCAATCCCGTCATTTCCACTACGTCATTGAACCCGATCTCCCTTCCGTTGGGATACCTGATGAGTCCGCTCTCATATGACACGTAGAACTGCAGTTGGAACAGTACCGCACGCTCATATGCGTTCAGTTCCTTCGCTATCAGACGCCCTTCCTCCTCGTCGATCCTTACGAATCGCCTGCCTCTGACAGCTCCTTTCGCCTGCTTCTTCAGATGAGCGATGCTTTCCGCCCTCAAGATGCGGTCGCCCGTCTTCAAATATCCGCCGACTTCTCCCGTGTCTGCGTCAACAAGGATTCTGCCCATATTTACCCTCCAACGTGCCATTCGGGGAGGACGAACCTCCCCCTTCGGCACTCTTCTTGAGGAGGTAAATACATGCAATCCCTACTGCACACGCTAAACTTAACCCGCTTTTGTATCTGTTTTATAGTGGTGTAACTGTTAATTATTCCCAAATAGTCCTTTTTTATGCCAAAAAATTATATTTTTTCAGGCTCTTTCTCTTCTACGACCTCAAACTCTGCGTCATCCGCCTTCTGCATACGCGCGATCACCCTCTGCATCACGCCCGCTGTTTCAGCTACGCTCGGCACGTCTCCTCCAAAGTACATATTCACCGTGGAGTTCTGTCCCGCATTAGCACCGAGGATCATCTGGCACTTGTCGTGCAGTATTCCGTAGATCGTAGCAGCCTGCGCCGCGCTCACCTGACCTATCTTCTCCTCGATCACGTCCAACGCTTTCTTCTGTATCCGCACATTCTGCTCTATCAGACCCGGCAACGCCTCCTGCCAGATGATCTGATACGCTTCTTTGTCCTTTTTAGCCAATTTTCCCATGTCTTTTTACCTCCATGAGTTCATCTCGTGAACTCAAAACCCCTTTTCAAGTTCATCTCGTGAACTCGTCTTTATCTCCTGAATCCCTTGATTTCATTGGTCTCAGACCACTTTTTCGGGGGTTCTATCCCTCTATATAATCTATATCCAGCTCTACGTGGGGTTATTTTGTCCCTTTCACACAATTATCACTTACCGCTTTGGTTACAATCTACCGTTGTAATTACCAATTTTTGGGTGCTTTTAGGCGATGTAATATTCAGCGGGTGCGGGATCAATGGGAGAGGGGAACCCGCGCGGGAAAAGTCGGTGTGCCCCCGTCGCCGTCGAAAAGCTTCCTCTATATACACGCGAGCGCGCACTGCACAGGCGGACGGCAGGCAGGTGGGCAGGCGCTGTGCCTGAGCGCGGGGGGGGGGATGAAAAATCTTTCGGCATCCATCCTGCACGTCCGCATCCTGCATCCACAACATATGGTGCGCACGTACGATTCCGTAATAGTTACGGCGCGAGGTCAGCGTACAGATTCCGAGTGCCCGCTTTGAAACTGCAGGCATTGCGGGCATTCACTGTACCATTTATTCCTTGTCACTAAATTATGGGAACACTTAGAATCTGCGGTGGAATCGGATCATATGCCAAAAGAATTACGGCAGACCTGCATTCCTTTTTAGCGACGGCGCAGACAGCGGGCAACAGGTCGTTTATTCCGTCGATTCCATTCCGTCGATTCCTTCCATCGATTCCATCCATTCATCCTGCAGGAATTACGTACGCACGTGTAAAAAGGCGGAAGGAATACAGGCGGAAGTGCTGAGGAATTACAGCGGGCAACGTAAAAAGCAAGCGACCTGCAGGAAAGACGCGTGCAGGAATTACAGCGGGCTGTGTAAAAAGGCGGGCGGAATCGCTACGGAATTACAGTGCCGATTGTAAAAAGGACAGGCGGAGCAGGCGGAACGGCGGAAAACTACAGCGGACGTTGTAAAAAGGTGAATGCTCGGAAGGCTTGGAATTACAGGGCTGAGTGTAATTGTTGGCGGAAGGCTGAAAAGAATTACGCGGAAAAACGTAAAAAAGTGCTTGCGTTATTGCGGATATCTGTTACAATGAAGACGTAGCAGGGCTACGGAAAACCGCAACAAGTGTTAGTGAAAAGGAAGGCAAAGCAATGAGAGAAGAGACAAAGACAGAAAAGACCGCGACGCTCGCAAGCGTGGGATGCTACCACAGCACGCCGAACGTTCCGCACAAGTTATTCACAAGCGACAGATTCATTCCGCTTGATGATAACTACGTAGCAGAGGAAGTACGCAGGAAGACCGCGGACGGACGCGAGTACGTAGCGCGTCCTGCAGGAATGCCGTTCAAAGGCTACGGGCTTGAGGTCGAGACGGAAGTATTCGGCTCGATGCAGGACAACGTCTACGGGGAAGTGTTGGATAAAATCATCCTCGCGCACTTCCCGAAAGACCTGTGGAAGGCTGAGCACGACGCAAGTCTCGGCGCGTATGGCACGACGTGTTCCGCTGAGCTTGTAACGCAGATTATGACAAAAGAGTTTATTCGCAATCACTACGCTGAGTTTAAGCTTATGTTCAACACGTACTTCCCCGCATTCAATATATCCTGCGCGCAATCGGGCAATTGCGGAATGCACGTGAACGTATCCAATTACTGCTTCGGGCAGACGCACGAGAAGCGCGATACGGCGATTCGCAAACTGCACTATATCATCAATCAGCACTTCGACTTATTCTGCGTCCTGCTGATGAGAAGCAGAACAAATACGTCCTACTGCAAGCGTGACAGGCGCGACAGCAGAACAATCACACTGCAGAACGTCCATAGAGACCGTTACGTGGCGGTTAACTTCGAGCACTGCCACGAGGCAAGCGAAAACGGACGCGTCGAGATTCGGATCGTGGGCGGACAGAAAAACTTCGCGTCATTCCGAAACACAATGGAAGTCGTGTTCCATATCGTGGAACGTGTGAAAAGCCTGTCGTGGAAAGATTGCGACAACGTGACCGCAATCTTCAAAGGATGCAATCAGTACGTGTTCGACCGCCTGTCCTTAGCAATGCGGGAAAGCCTGCTCGACCTGACGACGTACGAAAGCATAAGACCGACAATTAAGACGGTCTCGTATCTGTAGGAAGACCTGCAGGAAGCAGGCGAGCAATCGCCTGTTTCCACAAGGTCATCTGTAAAAAGCAGATGGCTTTGTGGAAGCAACAACGCTTCGAGCACTTTGAAAACGAAAGGATGGTAACACAATGAGATTCACGTATGAACAGATGAATCAGGTCATCAACGGATGGCTGAGCGCGGGCAACGGAAGGCTGTACAAAGAAGTCGACGGCGACGGATACTTCGCTGACTTTGGCCCGTGGGAAGAGCAGTGCTTCTACGACGACTACAAAGACGTCTATGAAAACGCTGTCTATAACACGCTGATGGCAGTGCAGAGCCTGCGCGAGCAGGGCGAGACCGACGACGATATCCGCGCGCTCGGCTACGTAATGCCTGAGACCATCGACAGATGGAATGCAATCGAGGACGTGGCACGTATCGACCGCTACACGTTCGACACGGGTGGAGACCTGTATCTCGGCAGATTCTACGACGGCGATTATTTTATGGGCTTTATCCTGTCCGAGCCTGCAGACATCGTTACCGACAGCGCGATTCATCTCACGCTTGAGGAATTGACGGAAGACCCGTTCGACATTCACACGGGTGCGGTCAGCATCGGCACGCTCGGCGAGCTTTGGCTGAACACTCCCGCAAAACGGAAGCACGAGCATTACATCAAACTACAGCGCGACCTGTAAAAACTGTCGTGGGGAGGACATCCTCCTCCCCCATTTTTACAAAGCCACGTGTAAAAAACGAACAGAAGACCGTTCAGGAATTACAGGTGACTTTGTAAAAGTGAGACCGTTTGAATGGAATCACTCGCAAGTTATTACATCCATCAGTGTAAAAAAAGGAGAAAGAAAAATGAAGAAATGGATTGTTGAAGGCGACGAGTATACCAACATCGAAGACGCTGTGCAGGACATCATCGACAACGGTAACCTGACCTACGAGTTTGAAGAGCACATCCGCGACGAGCACGGATACTACACGTATCTCGAAGTCTGCGACGGCGAATGGGATACCATCGAATTGCTGTCGACGCTCGGAGTCTACGAAAATATGATAAACGATTGGATTCAGGAAGAGAAGAGACCTGCATTCCGTCGCGCGCTCGAACAGATGGAAGTCGGCGACAAGCTGACGCTTAACTACAGCGACATCGAATGCGTCGACGACGTTGAAAAACTGTTCACTGACGCACACAAATCGATCGATTCCATCCGCAAACTGCTCGACGACCTGCGTCCGCTGTTCTACGACGGCGGACAAGCGTACAGCCATAATCTGCTCATCGAGTTTGTCGACATTCTGAATCGGTTCATCGAGTTTGTCGACACTGCCGAAGAAAAGGTGAAGCGCGCCGAGTAAAACGCGACCGTGGGGAAGGCAATTCCCTTCCCCATTTTTACAAGGTCATCTGTAAAAGCTGACGGAATAAGGCTCAGGAATTACAGATGGCTTTGTAAAAGTGAACGCGGTCAAAGGCGGACACTTTGAAGAAACTACATATGGCAATGTGAAAAGGAGGTAAAGACAAATGGCATTATCCCTGTTGCAAAAGGAGTACATCGCGTGGATGGACATCTATTCGAAGGGTGAGTTTGACGACAGCATCGACCCTACAAACATCGAGCACATCGGCATCCTATACACAACCTTCGAAGTAGGTACGGAGGAGCACAACCTTCACGTCTATGCCAACATCGCAAACGCAAACGACCCGAAATTAGTCGTGCAGGTCGACGGCATCGACGCGTACACGGAAGCGCTCGGCGCGGAAGGATTCCTCGAAGACGTGAGCACGTGGACGTTCGACGGGCTGTATACGTGGGCGCTTCTCGTTATCGGTACAGAGGAGGCAGGTAAATATGTTCGCGATATTCTTTAGAGACGGCACGGTTGTCCCGCGAATCAAAGACGATTCCAAGTCTAATACGGTCGTTTGGGAAGCCGAGGTCTACAAGACAAAGGCGGAAGCAGAAGCGAAAGCTGAAGCAATTAGAGGAATCCGCATGCGCGTTTACATCGGCGACGATTGCGTAGGCGAAAGCGGATTCGACGTGATAGTGAAGGAGGTATAGACAATGGTACGGAAGAAGATTGCAGTGCTCGCATCGGTAATGATTCTGCTCGCGGAGGGCATCATCTATCCCGCAGTGGGAGTCGTAACGCGGATCAATTACGAGACGGACATCGTAACGGTACAGCGGGCAAACGGGCACGTGTACGAGTTTGAAGGTGTGGAAGACCTGCTCGAAGGCGACGTGATGGCTTTGCTTATGTTCAATAACTTTACAGGCAACACTATCGAAGACGACGAGGTAATCTCGGCACGCTACAGCGGATTCACAAAAGACGACATCGAATAGAGCCGTCGAAATCGGGGAGGATTCCCCTCCCCCATTTTTACAAGCCCGCCTGTAAAACCTGCAGGAATAACCACGCAAAACTACAGGCGAGTTTGTAAAAGTGCTGACAGCCAAGAGCGGAAACGCTCAGGAATTACACAGCGCTTTGTAAAAGCTGAGGCATCCAACGCGCGCGTAAAATACGCGCACAGGCGCACACGCGTACGCGCGAGACCGCCTCGAAAAAAAGTTTGCAGAAATCCGTAATTCGTACTTGCATATGCTACGGATATCTGCTACACTATCAGTGTGAGCTACTGATATCCGCAGTACACGAGGAGGTGAAAGCAATGGAAATCAGGACGGTCAAAGAAACCCGCGAAGTCGTAGTCGACATTATATACATCGCTGACGACGGCAAAGAGTTTGCAACGCTTGAAGCGTGCAGACAGCACGATGAATGGCTGAAGATTGTTGAAGACGATTCCTACATCGTAAACAATGCAATCGCATCGTGGGGAGGAAGTGAAGACCCTATCGGAGCGTGGATGGGATTGTGCGAAGGAATGGTACTGTATCTCGTCGTTATCGACGACCGCATCGTCGAGTGA